GAGGACACAAGCATGGGTGACGCCTATCGCACGTTCAAAACGACCTTGAAGGGTTGGACCGGTTCGGTCGATGTGTTCTGGGATGAGACTGACACCAATGGTCAGGTTGCCCTTGCTCCTGGCGCTGAAGTTACTGTCAACTTCTTCCCTGAAGGTGCTACCGCTGGTCAGTCTGAGCGTTATTACTCTGGCTCTGCTATCGTAACTGGCAAAACGGTTACCGGCAGCTTTGATGGCATGGTGGAGTCCACCATCACCCTTCAGGGCAATGGCAGCCTTTCATTCCTGACTCTGGCATAAGGTTTTAGAAGATGGCTACTCATACTGGCTCAGAAGGCACTGTCCGCGTAGGTGCGACGAACAACGTGCTAGAAATCCGTTCCTACTCAATTGAGGAAACGGCGGACACCGCCGAAGACACTCAAATGGGCGACGTATACAGGTCTTTTAAAACCACCCTGAAGGCGTGGAGCGGTTCGATTGACGTATTCTGGGATGAACTGGACACGACCGGTCAGGGCGCATTGGTGCCTGGTGCCGAAGTCGCGATCCGCTTTATGCCTGAAGGCGCTACCGCTGGAGACGTTTATCTCTTCGGGCAGGCCATTGTTACCGGCAAGACTGTTAGCGGTAGCTTCGACGGCATGGTGGAATCAACGATCACTGTTCAAGGGACTGGTGCGCTTGCTTCTGCTACTGTCTAATTTTAGAAAAGGAAATATATGAGCATTGCAAAGCGTATCGCGGAACGTACCTCGCACAAACGTCATGTCGAGGTTCCTGAATGGGGTGAGGCGGGTTCGCCTGAAAAGGTCTATTATGGACCACTTCTTGCTGGCGAACTTAATCGCATTCAGCGCAAGCACCCCAATTTTCTGAGTTCAGCCTCGTTCGAGGCGATGGTTGATCTGATCATTTTGAAGGCAGAAAATGGACAAGGTGAAAAGCTGTTCACGCTTGAGGACAAGGCAGTCCTTATGCGCGAAGAGGTGGCGGTGATCTCGACCGTGGCGGCGGCCCTGATGAGCGGCACTAGCGCCGAGGAAGCGGAAAAAAACTAAAGAACGATCCGCTAAGGTACAACCTCATTACCTTGGCGGATCGACTTGGCAAAACAATCGCGGAGATTGAAGAAATCTCTCTAGATGAGTATAACGAGTGGCTCGCTTATTTTAAGCTGAACGAGGAAAGGCAAAAGCGTGGCACAACAGGAAAGAATTGAGTTTTTATTAGCTGCTCAGGTCGAAGGCCAGCAGCAAATGAAAAAGCTAATCGAGTCTGTTGATGCCCTTCGTGCTGAGACGGAAAAGTTGAAGGGTGCCAATGCTGGGCTAACCTCCTCGACTGACGCCGTCGTTCGTAACGGAAAGCGTTACAACACTGTTCTTGATGCCCAAGCAAAAGAGTTGCGCAATGCCCGCCAAGGCACTCAGCAGCTTGGTATGCAGTTTAATGACTTGGCTACGTCGATCTCGACTGGTGCCAGCCCCATGCAGGCCTTTAGCCAGCAGCTAGGGCAAATTGGCTTCGCCTTGTCTATGATGCCTGGTAGGCTTGGCGCTGTTGGTAATTTCCTTGCTGGCCCTTGGGGTGCCGCTTTGCTTATCGGCGGGATGGCAGTTAGCTTTTTAATAGATAAATTGAGTGCGGCAGGGGACGCCGCCGAAGAACTGCAAGTTATGTCTTCCTCGTTGGGAATGGCGCAGTCGGCACTTGGCGACATGTTTGATTTGTCTTCTGGCAAAATCAAAAGCAACACCACCGAGACGCGCCTCAATACTCTTGCAAAAATTGCTAACCTTCGTGTCACTGCCTTGCAGAAAGAGGCAGATGCCAAAAGCCAGTATGAGAGTGTTGTTGATCCTGGCCTTTTTGGCAGGATGGCTAACAACGCAAAAGACATAGTGGGTGCGATTTACACTCCTGGAGAAGGCTTGTTTCCAGGCTTCAGCAAAGATTTTGTCAAAAATTTAGACAATAGTCGCAAAAATCTTGATGCCCTATATAAAACCGCAAACGCTACATTTGCGGATTTGGAGAGTGGCTCCAAGACCGCAGCCAAGGAAATTGAAAACCTCTTTAAAAAAGGTGACACTAAGTTTCAGCAATATCTTCTTGATAGGCTGAACGCTATGAACCTTAAGGAAATTGCAAAAGAGGCACAAAAATCCTTTGATCAAGGGGTTGTGGCCGCGTCTCTTTTAAAGCCAAGTAAGTCTGATAAGGCTGACAAGGCAAAGGAAATTTCTGAAACCGACAAGCTTCGCGCCGCTCAAGAGGCTGTAATCGCAGAGTATGAAGCTGGTAAATTGAGCTTGGCTGAATTTGAGACCAAGCTGGTTGGCGTGACAGAAGCTTTTAAAGATGCCAAAAATCCTGCCGAAGACTATTTAAATCAGTTTAAGAAGGCAAATCAGGAGGTTGATAAATTTAAAAAATCAACGGATGACCTGACGGCAAAGTCAGTGCCTTCGTACATCAAGACATTGCGTGACTTGGAAGATCAGTACGAAGCCATCCAAAAAAATGAAAAGATGACTTCTGATCTCCAAATTCGGTTCATGAATGCAATCAAAGCCACTGCGACTGGCCCGATAGACGATCTTATCAAGAAGTATGATAACCTTCATACCGGCATGACGCAGTTTGAGCAGGATTTGGCTGCTGCAAAAGCTGTGATTGATGCATTAAGTGCCGAAAATGGCGAGGCTGCTGGTGCTGGTGCCAAAGCAGCCTTGGAAGCCTTTGACAGGCTAACCAAGGCAATGGGCGATGCAAAGATCAGGGAAAAAAACCAAGAGATAGAAGATTCATTTGAGAATATTGGGAAGGCCGTCGCCAATTCATTCAGGGGCATGATAACCGGAGCGATGTCGTTCAGGGATGCCATGAAGGGGATCATTGGCGCGGTCATCGATGAACTGTTCAGGCTCTTTGTTGTCCAGCAAATCGTCGGCGTTGTAAAAGGCGCACTGAGTTCCGCGTTCGGCATAAAGGTTCCTGGCAGGGCTGTAGGAGGCCCTGTCAGCAGCAACCAACCCTATATGGTTGGAGAAAGGGGGCCGGAACTTTTCGTCCCTCGCGGCAACGGCACGATCATCCCCAATCACAACATGAAGGGTGGCGCAGGGGCTGGCGGCATCAATATCACTGTAGACGCTCGCGGATCATCTGATCCTGCGGCTGTTCGCGCACAGGTGCAGCAGGGCATCCTTGAGGCCGCTCCTGCAATCATCGCTGCGGCAGAGGCCCGCACTAACAGAGGCTTGCGCCGTCCGCGCCTTGCTGGGGTTATGTAATAATGCCAACTATAACTTTTCCTTCGACACCTAAGCCGCAGTCGATGTCTTGGCGCTTTATCATGCCAAGCCAGACCAACGTTTCTGCATGGACCGGCAGGCGGCAGACAATGGCATCTGGTCGAGGATGGTGGGAGTGCCAATTGACCCTACCATCAATGGTAGGCACCACTCGCATCAATGCTTGGCGATCATTCATCGCGCAGGCGCGTGGTCGGGCCAATGACTTTCAAATCCCTGTCGATCCTACGGCGCAGTCAGCAGCGGTTGCTACGCCTCTGATTAATGGCGCAGGGCAGACTGGTCGCAGCCTTGTTACAGATGGTTGGCCGATCTCGACCACGGCTCTTCAGGCGGGCCAGTTCGTCACGATTAATAACCAGTTGCTGCAATTGACTGCAAACGTGGTGTCAAACGCTTCAGGACAGGCAACGATTGCTTTTGAGCCGCCGATCAGGGCGGCACCGGCTGACAACACAGCTATTGAGTTCAGAAACCCGTTTTGCCTTATGTATATGGTGGAGGAACCGACGCTTTCGGTTGAGGCTGGCTATGTGTATAGCCTCTCACTGAATTTACGGGAGTCCTTTTAATGGTTGATGCAACAACTCAGGCGGCGCTTCAGGCTCCGGTTGTTCACTGGCGTGTTCTTCTTTATGCTGATTTTGTTGGTGACGTTTTTCGCGGCACCAGCGGGCTTTATGATAAAGTGATTTCTGGTGCTGCTGATTCGGAGTTGAACGGTACATACGAAAGTTACGACCACAATCTCATTCAGGTTTCCCCTGTTCAGCATAATGAGGCTGGCTCAGACACCGTCTCAGTCACCATGAGCGGCCTGATTATCAATGCCAGTTTCCTAAATCTTATTGGCGACAAAACTCGCTGGCAAGGCAGGATAGCCCGCCTCTGGTTTTATTGCGTGGATGAAAACGAGAACCAAGTTGGCTCGGTGATCCCATACTACACCGGCTATATGAATGAGGTTGGAGTTTCCGGCTCGCCAGAAAGCCAGACACTGACGCTGACGGTCGAAAACTATTTGGTCAGTCTGACAGGCGCTCAGAATAAAACCTACCTGATGCAGAATATATTCGACTCAGGCGATCTGAGCGGCGAGGCGGCTATTTCCGCAGCCAACGGCATTCAGGGCGGTGGCCTCTCGGACGCCTCTGTCGGTTGGCGTGGTGGTGCCTACGGGGCTATTGGTGACAACTTTATGCAGGACAGCAAATGATGCGCGTAGCGATCTGGGAAGAGGCCCTATCGGATTACATCTCTAGCAAGCGTGATGAGCCTTTCCAGTATGGCGTAAATGACTGCTGTATGTTCGCTGCGGGGGCTGTTGAGGCCATGACGGGCGTTGACCCCATGGAAGAGTTCAAAGGCACCTACAGCGATCTACGGGGCAGTATAAAGGTGCTGAAGGAGATCGGCGAGGGCGATCTGGAAACCACCCTTGATAATAAGTTTGAAGAGGTGGCTATAAGCTATGCCCAGCGGGGCGATCTCGCTTTCTTTGATGAGAGTGTTGGTGTAATAATGGGTAGCTTCGCATACTTTGTTTCTGACGAAGGACTGGAGCGTATACCCCGCGAAATGTGGGAAAAATGCTGGAGCGTAGACTTTGGGTAAAGTTCTAAAAACCGTTTCGATGGTTGCGGGTATAGCCGCAATAATTGCTAGTGGCGGCTCTCTTGCAATTTTCGGAACGACTGTTGGCGCATCGCTTTTTGGTGTGACTGCTGGGGCGCTTACGCTTATCAGCCTTGGTGCTGGTGTGGCGTCAACGTTGTTTATGCCGAAGCCCAAAATACCCAATACTCAATTATCGCGGCTTAATATCGCCCTTGATCCCGCTACGCCGCGTAAGGCTGTTTTTGGCACGACCGCCATGAACCTTGATATTCGCTATCATGAAGCGAGTGGAACGGATCAGGAGTATGTAGACTACATCGTTGCTCTTGCGGCCCATAAGGTCACGGCGATCAGCGAAATATGGCTTGAGGAAAAGCAGGCTTGGACCGCTGCTGGTGGCGTGACGGCGACCTATAATGGCTATCTGACTGTCAATACCCGCACCGAAGGCACCTCTGGCAACACCATCGCGATCAATGGTGGCGGGAAATGGGGTTCATCGCGTCGGCTTACTGGCTGCGCCTATCTGCACCTTCGGATTAAGCGCACTGGAAATACCAAGAAAGCAGAAAGCCCATTTGCTGGTGGCCTGCCTGGTCGCGTTACGGTGGTCGGCAATGGTGCGCTGCTTTACGATCCCCGCAGGGATAGCACTGTTGTTGGCGGCTCTGGGACACATCGGGCGAACGACCAAGCCACTTGGGGTGCTTATACCGATCCAGACGATTGCGACAATCCTGCGCTACAGCTTCTCTGGTGGCTGCTAGGCTGGAAGATCAATGGCAAGCTGTCAATCGGTTGCGGCGTTCCTGCCAACCGCATCGACATGGCTTCATTCATCACTGCGGCCAATCTCTGCGATGAGAATGTCACGCTGGCTATCGGCGGAACCCAGAAGCGTTATCGTACCTCCGGCACGGCTTCTGACGCCGATAGCCGCATGGAGATTATCAATAACTTTTTGATGTCAATGAACGGTACGCTTCGCGACAATGCAGGCAAGTTGACGCTGACGGTCATGAACAATGATCTCGCCAACTATGCT